TGATGTATCCGACCCCTTCTACTGGCGGCCAGGCTCGTAACCAACAAGTAGGTGATAACCTATGGGTTGCTATGACTAAAGAAGTAGAAGCTACAAGAACAGTACAAAGAAATGTAGAAGTAGTAACAGACGCTGTTTTAGATTCAGAGGGAGAGGTTATAACTCCTGCAAGTTCTACTTGGGAAATGCAAGATGTGGAAGAAACATACACAGCTACAGTTCCTGACTTGACTCCTTTAGAAGACGAGACTATCTTTGAATTCGGCTATGCTAAGCTTAAAGATAAATTAGTAGGATTATTTGGAGCTGAGAACGTAGTAGATTGTTAGTATCTTTGCTTAAATAGTAAGCAATGAGTTTAAAAGCAATAGATACTGGTTTTCTCAGGAATTTAGTTTCATACGATAATATAGGTAACATTTCGTTACCTGCTAGTTTGTCTATTTTTGTCAATAAAGAAGTAGCTACAAAAGAATACGTAGACGCTCAGAATAGTGGTCAGGTTCTACAATCTAGAACTTTGACTATTAATGGGGTTACTTACGACCTTTCAGCAAATAGAAGTTGGACTATAGATTCTATGGTATATCCGTCAGCAGGTATCGCTTTATCAAGTGGTACTGGCTGGGGAGCTTCTATTACAAATAATTCAGCAAATTGGAATACTGCGTTTGGATGGGGTAATCATGCTTTAGCTGGATACCTTACATCATTTACAGAGACAGACCCCACAGTCCCATCTCATGTAAAGGCTATTACTACAACTAAGATAAGCGATTGGGATGCTGCATTTGGATGGGGGAACCATGCATCTGCAGGTTATGAAATTGCGTCTAACAAATCAAATAATGCTGCTTTAGGAAACTCTAGTACGTTATATCCAACGCAAGCAGCAGTAAAATCTTATGTTGATTCTGCTGTGACTGGTGGAGTAAACATACAAGGTGATTGGAATGCAAATACCAATACTCCTAATATATCAGGCACTACTACTACTGGATTTACATGGAGGGTTTCCGTAGCTGGTTCAACTAATTTAGGTGGAATTACTACTTGGAATGTTAATGACTTAGCTGTTAAAACAGCAGCTGGTTGGATTAAAATTGATAATAGTTCATCTGTTATTTCTGTATATGGTAGACAAGGTGTTGTTGTAGCTAATGCTGGGGATTATAATACATCTCAAGTTACCGAAGCTGTTGGTAGTTTATACTTTACTACAGCTAGAGCTAGAGCGTCATTTAGCGCAGGCACAAATGTATCAATAGATGCAAATGGTGTAATTAGCTCAGTAAATACAACTTATAATAATTTTACCAGAACGGTTGCAGGCTTAGTGCCAAACCCAGGAGGCTCTTCAACTACTCGTTATTTAAGAGAGGATGGTACATGGGTAATACCACCTGATACAATTGTAACATCATTAGCATGGACTAGCATTACTAGTAGACCAACTAAATTATCTGACTTTACAAATGACTTAGGAAACTATGGTTCATTTTTAACAGCATACACTGACACATTAGCTACTGTTACAAATAGAGGAAATTCTACAGCACAAAATATAGTTTTTAGTAATGGAAGGAAGGGGCTTGTAGGTGTTTATGATGCTGCACAGACTCAAGCAATATTTGCTATGGGTGCTGCTTATGTTTTAGCAGATGGAGGTGCTTCAAATAATATAGGAAATCTTTACGGACTAGCTTGGTCATATAATCCAGACTACGGAGGCGCAGGTAATAATCCGCAATCAAAAGCAGGGTTAAATCATCAGTTATTGTTGATGCAAGCAGGTGTTACTACCGCAGCAATAGGTTCTGGTATATGGACAAGTGGAAATATATCTGCAGCTAATTTTAGTGGTTCACATAGTGGTACTTCTTCAGGAACAAATACAGGAGACCAAGTAAATATTAGTGGTAATGCTGCGACAGCGACGTCAGCTACATCAGCTACAATATCAACTTTTTTGTCATCTCCTGATGGAGATAGATTAGCAGGCAGTAAATTACCTAATGGTACTGTAAGAGCAATTAGGTTTGATTTTGCAAATGCAAACTCTATTACAGGTGCAACAGGAAATTATGCAGGTGTAATGACTTATTCTCCTTGGGATGGTACTGTAGCTTCTACTGGAGACTCTTCATATCAATTAGCATTTATTAATGAAACAGGTGTTAACGCAAGTGGAGCCCCTGGCCTTAGATTTAGAAATGGTATTGACTCAACTTGGAATGGTTGGACATCAATAATAACATCTTCTAATATAGGTTCTTATACAGCAGGTGGTGTTGCTTGGGGTAATGTGTCTGGAAGACCAACGGCATTAAGTCAATTTACAAATGATTTAGGGAACTATGGAGGCTGGGTTGTTAGAAGTGGCGACAGCATGAGTGGTAGACTTACTATTAATAGTGGGGGGAATAATTTGCCATTGCATGTTCTTTCTGTAGAACCTTATATACAACTTCAGGCAACAGGAGAAACGAATTCTACATCTTTTAGAATGTATCCTACAGGTGGTTTTAATGCTTCAATAGGTAATTACGCTACAGGGGAATTGTGCCTTGTTGCCGCAAACAGCGAGGCTGTCTTTATTAACAGCAATAGCATACGTGTAAATAAATATAGATTTAATGGGAATGGCACATTATCTGGTAATGGATTAGTTGAAATTGTTGATATGGCTAATGTTGGAATGGCAACACAAGCAAATTCATATAGATGGTATAGTGCTAATGCTGCTAATATATTAATGTCATTAAATACATCAGGACATCTTACTGCTAACGCATTCTTTGAAGCATCAGATATTAGATACAAAAATGTAACCGAGACTAATCCAGATATTAGTGGGCTTGGTATTGATGTGATTAAATTTACTAGACACGGAAGTGATATAGTAAGATATGGTTATTCTGCACAGCAAGTGCAATCAGTTATACCAGATGCTGTAGAAGGTAAAGATGTACTAACTGTAAACTATATGGATGTTCATACTTTAAAGATTGCATCTTTAGAAAGAAGAGTTAAAGAATTAGAAGAAAGACTAAAAAGCACATTATAATGGGTACAGCAGCTACAATGAGAGGATTAAATGCTTTGGGTTTACAAAGAAAATCTTCAACAATACCAGCAAGCACTAATAAATTAGTCACAAAAGAAGAGTTGAATACATATTATTATGTAGACAATGAAAGTGCAGGGATAAGTTCGTACCCAAATAATAGAATTATAACATATGAAAATATAAGAGATGGTATATTCTCTAAACCAAGACCTCAGTATTATCAATATGATGTAACAAGAAGTAGTATCCCTGGGGCAACTGGTGCATATTTTAATTATATAGGAACAGATGGAGGAACATATACTGTTCTTCAAAATTCCTATGGATATGTAGGAAGGTTTTGTATGCAAGAAAATACATACACAAATAACCAATTTCAAGTTTATTCTATATCTCAAGTTGGACTTTGTTATCCAACTCCAAATGCATCATATCCGCAACCATATATTTCTGATGGGTATTTGTTTTTTAATAACTTAGGTTCATACCAAGTTGAAGACATTAAAATTCATCAAATAGTAGACGTTAAAAGGCTTTCTGATGAAACAAGAGATAATGTTATTATTGGAGAGGCTATTGTTGGTACAGGAACAGGACTTTATTTAGTAGCAGATGCAGATAGTGAAGAGGAAGTTGACCGTGGTATTTGGGATTTTATAATAACTTTTTTAGTAATAGCTGCTACGTGGTTTATTGGTGGTACAAAAAAATCTACATCTCAATTAAGATATGAAAGTCAAGGTGTTTATATAAACGGCTCTCTTTCAATGGCTAGTATTAAAAACGCAACAGGCTCAAACCAGTTTTATGTATCTTTTAAAGTAAACAGTGGTTTTGGAGTTTATGTAGCAATATTTGGATATGAAACAAATCAATTAAATCCTCCTGTAGTATTATTTTAATATGAAAGATATAGTAGAATTAGCTCAAGAAAGGCTTGAAATATGTTTAAAATGTGAGCATAATATTGACACATCTCATGGGATGATTTGCGAAAAATGCGGTTGTCCAATCATGAAAATTATATATAGCCTAGATGGGCATGGGTGTAATGAAAAAAAGTGGTAAAAATTTGGTACAATCTTTGTAGTACTATAACTTTGTAAACAAATATATATTTCTATGAAACTAACGTTAGGTCAAATTGTAACACTATTTGAAGAATTAAATGGCCGTCTACTTAACAGAGAGACTGGCGAAAGAAGCAAAGGTGTGTTATCTCACAAGCTAAGCATCAGAGCTAAGTACTTGTTAAACACTGAGTTAAACAAGGCTGTAGCTGAAGAAGTTAAGTCTTATGAAGAAGCACGTCTTGAAATCTTTAAAGAATTAGGTAATCAAGAAGGTGAATCTTATGTAGTGGCTCCTGAAAATCAGGAAGAACTTATTAAGAGAATCCAAGAATTGGAGTCTATTGAAAAAACAATAGCTGTACCTAAATTAAAGGTTGAGGAGTTATTTAGCATTGAAACTGATGACTATTTCCCAATCTTACTTGAGGTATTATTAGGCAAGAAGGAAGAAGCTAAGGCTGAACCTACTGCAGCAGTTGAAGAAGCAACTGTTGTCCCTATGAACTAGTACGACTGACATACATATGGTTATTTCCGAGCCCTGTTTCTACAGGGCTTTTTTATTTTAGTACCTTTGCATTATGAAGTACTTATTATATTTATTGTTAATATTGAGCACATCTAGTATGGCTCAAGATGTGACTATATCTGTCCAAAACAGCATTAAATTAGGTGATTTGGCAGGTAATAGAAAAATAGAGTTTGGTGTAGCTAATATCATTGAAGAGATAATCCAAGAGAAAGGATACTCAATTAACCCAAAATCTAAAAATATTATCTTTGCCGAGTTGATTTATATGGATGTAGTGAAGACTAAAAGCAATCTATCAGTATTCCATAAAGACAATACAGATGTCGTGATAAGAATCAAGGGGTATATTTCCAAAGACGGAAGTAAAAGCAAGCCAATCTTGGTAGAAGGTAGCGCATCCGAGGTGTCAACATCAACAATACTTGTCGGAACAGACGGCAAGTTCAATCAACAAAATTTAACAACTGCAATAAAAAAGGCTTGCTATGAACTTATTGAGAAAATTAATCCTTAGTCTTGTCACTATTTTTGGAATATTTGTGACAAATGCGCAGATTCCTACAATATATTTAGAAAAGTCTAATATAACTAAGAACATAAAGGACACGTCTATCTTAAAGGGAGACACTGTTGATATGGTGGTTATGTATAAGGAGGAACTATCTTCTACCAGAACGCTATACTTTGACTTTCAGTATAACTATAGAACATTTACTATATTAGGTGTAACTAGTTTTAGTGGAGATAGTAGTGCTATGCCTGCAAATGCTACAATGAGTATTCAGAATAGCTTCCATCCAGGATTTACCTATCAAAGAACAGCTCAAAATACAACAACAAATGGTTCACAGAACTATAACTATGCTAACTATACGTATTCACCAAGCAGCAATAATGCTATCCAAAGAATCTATACTACAGTTACTTCAAATAGTAATCTACGTAATGGGAAATATATCAGGATACGTATTAAGGTAAACGCAACTACAGCTGGAACAGCTTATGATAGTTTGTATATGAACTTTGTATCTGGCTGGAAATCAGATGGTACTTATATTGATACGTATATGCCTCTACCTAAAAGCACATTCATAACACTAGACGCTAATGCTAATACTTTGGTTACTGGTAATATATATAAAAGTCCTTCTGTTCAGACTAATATCAAGTTTACCGACTCCGCTTCAGGAATATCTACTTTATTATATCCTGATGTAAATGGTGTTTTTAAAGCTTCTACGGAGCTTGCATCAAATAGAACATACAAAGTATCAGTTGGTATAGATAGTATCGCTAGTGTAGCTAAAAATGCTATTACGGTATCAGATGCTACAGCCGCCTTAAATGAGTTTGGTTCTGTTAACCTAAATGGCACTTTTAATAAGACTAACCTAAAGACAGGTGCTGCTTGGCTAGCTGCTGATGCTAACTATAATGGTTCTTTTGATGCTGCCGACCCATACTTGATATTGGCTCATGTGGCCAATACGCTGACAATGGTTCCTAATATATACACATATAAAAGAGCTGATTTTAGTAAAGATACTTTACCAGTTCAGAATTTTATCTATTTCCGTACTACTACTGCCAATCAAGCATTAGATTTAAACTATCTAATTGCAGGTGATATTAATAGAAGCCATAGCTCACAGGTTGTAGCCACAGATGGAACAATCCAATCATTTTCATTGGTTAATACTCCAATAGTAAAAAAAGCTGTTTTAGTAAGCCTAGAAAATGCTGTGATTGAGTCTGATAATATATCTATACCTATGAATATCAATTCAGACGGATTAAGCTTATGCGGATTGCAGTTTGAGTTTGCATATGATGCAACTAAAATTCAGTTGCAAGAAATAAAGGCCAATACAAACGCATCTTGGCTAAACTTCTATACAAACGAGAATGGGTATGTTAAGTTTGGTGGTATAGATAAGACTTTAAAAGAGCCTATATCTGGAACAACGATTCCATTTACAATTAAATTCAAGGCATTAACGCCTGGTGTTGATATAAATACTAATGTATGGGTAACAGATAATATGGATGCGTCTGATAACAGAGGTAATCAAGTTGGTATTAAGTTAAACACTGCACAGATTCGTTTAATCGGTATAAATAATTTTAAATAATGAAAAGAATCAGTATCATCACATGCTTAGTATTGCTTGTAGTATCATGCAAAAAAATACAATATTATCCAGAGCAACAAGCTAAAACACCTGAAAAACAGGGGTATGTTAATGTGTCTCCTGTACCTACATTAGGTCAAATCACAATGAGTTTTAACCTACAACCATCTATCAAGTATAATGTTACAATCAAGGATATGAGCGGTAAAGTTTACAAATCTTATGGGGTAAGCTCAATAGATGGCTTATTGGTAAAGCAGGATAACCTAACTGGATTAGCAAGTGGAACATATGACTTAATTTTGATGAATATAAATGGCTCAGAAACTAGAACCCCAATAATTATAAAATAAAATACAATGGCAGAAGAACAAGAAAGCACAGGTAGTTCTATGAAAAATGTTATCATAGGATTCATTAGCACAATCACTCTAGGAGTAGGTGGTTGGATTACAACAAAATTAACAGGAGGAGATGAGAAAGAAACCCCAACACAAACAGCGGCTCCAGTCATTAATATCAATCAAACGCAACAACAAGCTGCAGGAGGTGGTAAGACTGTTATCATTAAAGAAAAGGCGTCAGAACCTGCAAAGCCAGCTGCAACTCCTAAGAAAAAAGAGGGCGATGATTTTAAGGAAGAGGCTCCTAAATGGTAATATATGGCAAAGAAGACGTCAAAGCCTAAAGCGAAACGAAGTATTCGCTCAGGTGTTAAAAAGAGTAAATTAGTAAAACAAAATCAAGAAGTAATATATAACGTATGGACAACGCTAAACAGCCAACAGGTTTTAAAGAACTTTTAAACGCAATGATGGAACGCAGATGGTATATTACCGCTGCTGTTCTTGGTGGGTTTATTTTAATTATCGCAGGGATATTTGTAGCAGTATCTAACAATGCTTCTATGGCAGGGGAATGGAAAGAGTTATTAATGTTATTATTGGGTGCCTTTATTGGTAGCTATGGTAAGATTATAGACTACTGGTTCTCTGATACAGACAAGGATAAAATGTTAGTACAGAAGATGGATGAAGAAGATGGTGTTTCTATGTCTCACACAAATGACATGAAAGAAACTAACAAGCCATTTGGCCCTACCATTCCTGATGCATTTGTTCAAGGAGCTGCTGCAGCTAGAGATTTAGCTGTTACAGAAAACAGACAAAACTTTGAACTTAAAAGAGACCAACAAGAACACGAACAAGAGATGGAGAAGTTAGAGTTTGAATACCAAGCACACAGACAATGTGAGCATGAGTGGGGAGATTCTGACGGAGACGGAGAACTTGAGTGTCAAAAGTGTGGATTATTGAAAGATAAATAAAAACATAAGTCAGAAACCGCAAAATCTGACTCATATATCAATCAATCTTGAGCCGTTTATCAATCGTATTCGGCTCATTTTTGAGCGATAAGTATAATTTAAATGAGCGATATATGAAAATTATAAAATCTTGTTGTACCATAATTATAATCCTTTGCTTTATTAATGGTCAAGCTCAGGTAGCGACAACTAAGACAGAGAACTATAAAGCTAGTTTTGAGACTAAGATTGACATCAGTCAGTACATGGACTATGATGGGCCGACTATACCAATTCAAATACTTAAATGCGGAATAAATGACGAAATGTATGAAATGTATCCAGAACTTAAGGAAAAGAGGGTTGGTTTGGGCGTGGCAAACATCTCTATGGAGTACCTGGAAAACCTCAATCGCTTCACTTTCACGGAGGACAAGACTGAGATTAAGAATAGAATGGTTAAACAATTCCAGGCCTCTCAAGCAGGAATTTCTCAAGATAAGTTGGATGGAAGAGGAAAGATTAGACTAGCACATTACTTTGTTGAGATTGAGTGCTATGATTATTCTGTTTCAGAAGATGAAGAGATTAGGGTAAAAGATGGCATTAAGGAGACTGTTGTCACAAGAATAGGATTACAGGTAAGATTTACGGATGCGCAGACAGGTGAAATCATAGCTGCATCTGGATTGGGAGAAGCTAAAACTACACGAGAAGCAAGCCTATTGAATGACGAGAATCTTAGTGAAGTTAAATTTAATCAGTCAACGATAGGAACTGCAACAAAGAAAGCACTAGATATTGCGTGTGCTCGCATCCTATCAAGAATGATTAAAAAGAATGTATTCCCTAAATAAAACACTTTTTCGTACGATATTCTGTACACTTTTGACACTTTCATTGACGAGTGCAAAAGCGCAGATACTTACAAGTACATTTATAGACCCATGTAGCAAGAAGGTCACAGTCTTTGTAGTGCCAATTCAAGGTACTACAATTGTGTTTATGGGTAAGTCTAAATACATAACAGCTCAGGATGTAAAGTCAGGTGCTTTAATGACTTGGGTAAATCAAGTATACGCAGAGTATTCAGCGCCATGCCCTGTTACACAACTTACTCAACAATTAACACAGCAAACGGTAACAAATTCAGTTTCAGCAGCAGTAAGTTCAGCAGCATCAAGTGCCGCTGCGAGTGCTGCTAGCAGTGTAAGTGTTCCAACTCCTGCTCCTGCTCCTGCGCCATCTTCTGCACCTTCTAGCCAACCAACTTCCTCTCAGAGTGATGGTAGCTCTAGCTCTAGCTCGTCTCAGAATGATGGTAGTTCTAGCGAAAGCAGTTCTGAGTCCTCTGAAAGTAAATCTGAGAGTAAATCCGAGGATAAAAAAGAAGAAAAGAAAGAAGAGAAGAAAGAGGAAAAGAAAAAGTCTTCCGCAAAGGCAGGACAAACCCCATTGATTTTTTCGTCTGATTTGAGTGCGGTTCAGCAGTTTCAAGGTGACTTTAATTTAATGGCAAATTTAGGCGTTTCTAGAGCATCTATGGCAGGAGACGTGTCTTACGGCTCTACATTGACAATCTTCTCAAATTTAAGACAATTTGCCCTATCTACAAGGTATTCTAAGATGGATATTCAGAATGGGACTTTATGTGGCGTAGGGACAACTTCTTACACAATGGCATATAATGATGGAGGCATCATACATATACTAGGTAAATCATATGTAATGTCCCATAAGTCATACATTTATGGCTATGCCTTGACTATTATTAATACATCTATCCCATTTGAGGCTGTAAAACAACAATTCTGGACTTCTTCTATAGTGTTATTTGGCATGAAGCCATACGTTTACAGCAAAAGATTGACTATAACACCAGAGGTTTTTTTAATGTCTAACCCACTGAGTTATACAAGTAAATCAAAGGATTTGACATCTATGAGTCAATTAAGCTACATATTAGGCTCATCATTTGACATAGCATTGTCTAAGAGATTTAGACTTGCAACTAATATTAAATACATGGGGCCGCTTCATACAATTGGATTGCAGTTAGGAACAAAGTTTAACCTATAGTTGCATGAATTTTTCTGATTTTTCATGCACTGAATTAGAAATATATATCTAAAATGTAATTTATTTGTACCTATTTTATATTCTATTGCGTATAATTAGAAGTATATTTCCAATTTTATATGCGAAAGGGTATAATGTGTCATAAAAAGCACTTTTTGACTTATATATGTCCCATATAAGTCACATTGACTTACAAGCTCATGCAAATACACTATAAGTTTTATTCATTAAATTTGCAATATGAAAAAGATATTACAGGGTGCTGTATTGGTGATAGTTGTCGGTCTTATATTCTCAAAGATGACAGGGGTTAAAAACCCATTCTCGCCTAAGATAAAATATATTGCAGGTAAACCTTACGAGGTTATTAAGCATGAGATAGATACTGTTGACATTATTAAGACTAAGGTGATTACCAAACAAGGTAAGGACATCTACCACGATACGACAATCTTCGTGCAAGTCCCAATGAATGTAGACACATTAGAAATTATTAAAATGTATTTCGCCAAGAATGTATACAAGGATACCTTACGTTTACCTGACAGCTTAGGATATGTTGTACTATTGGACACCATTAGTAAGAATACGATTGAGTCTAGGATGTTCACAGCTAATGTGAAGCAAAGAACTATTAAAGAGACTACCATTGTTAAAGAGCTACCTAAGACCAAGTTATTTTGGGGTGTAGGAGCGTCATTTGACAAGGTAAACTTTGTAAACAACGTACAGGTAAATCTACTTTTAAATACAAAGTGTGATAAGCTATACAATGTAGGAGCAGGAATTGACATCAATAAGACACCGTTTGTTAACGCATCTATTTACTGGAAAATAAAATAATTATGAAAGATTTTTTACTTAGAATGTTCAGCGATAAGTCTGACATAAATCAAAAGGCTGTGTTAGGATTTGTATCGTTTCTGTTAATGGCTATATATGCCCTAACAGATGTGGTTACAGGAGCAATAGGAATTACGTTTGTTATTGAGCCTATAGTATTTAACGGATTGATGTACACAGCTTTGACTATGTGTGGCATCACAGGTGTAGAGGCTGTATTTGGTAACAAGAACATAAAAGATAAATAATGAATCTAGATAGATTAAAAGGTCACATCCCAGACTCAGTAATAAATCAGATACCAGAAGTGTCTACTAAATTTGGTGTTAATACTCCACAGAGATTAGCTCATTTCTTAGCTCAAACAGGTCATGAAAGTGGTGGGTTCAGAGTAACAACAGAGAATTTAAACTATAGCGCAAAAGGTTTGTGTGGTATTTTTAAGAAATACTTTACACCAGAAAGCGCACAAGAATATCAACGTAAGCCAGAAAAGATTGCTAATATTGTGTACGCAAACAGAATGGGTAATGGTAATCAGGCTAGTGGAGATGGGTTTAAGTTTCGTGGTAGAGGTTATATCCAATTAACAGGTAAAACTAACTACCAAGCATTTGATAAAACAGTAGAAGATAACATTGAAGCAAACCCTGATTTGGTTGCTACAAAATATCCTTTATTATCAGCTGCATGGTTTTGGAGTAAGAACGGATTAAATGCAATAGCTGATACAGGTGCAGGAGAAGATGTGGTAACTAAAATTACAAAAAGGGTTAACGGAGGCACTATCGGTCTTGCTGATAGAATAGCTCATTTTAAAGAATATTATAATCTATTAAAAGCTTAACAATGAGTCAAGGAGTATCAGAAGCATCAGGAATGGTAGGTGTGCCAGCAACCATATTAACATGGCTTAATTACATGAACATAATGACTATGACCCCTGTGTTACAATTCTTAGTAACATTGTTATCCCTTGTGTGGCTAGTCATACAGATAGGAGGATGGGTTAGTAAAAAACTTAAAAAGAAGTAATGTCTAAAAATAAGTTAGCAGGTAAGCACCCAAGCTATAACGCTCTTAATTGGTCAAAGGAATCTATTGAACGTAAGAAAAAATACGACAAGAAATATCATGCAACCAAAGAAAGAAAGAAGTATAGAGCTGAGCTTAACAGAGCTAATAGAAAGGCAGGCACCTATGGTAATGGGGATGGGAAAGATATGTCTCACACTAAAGGAGGCGCATTGACTAGAGAGAGTCAATCTAAGAATAGAGCAAGGAATGGCAGGAATGGACTTAGCTCTCGTAAGTAAACTACTTAATTAGTATCAAGTCTTTTATAGGTATAAGAATCATCTTAGATGTGTTGTTGTCTCCACCCATCACAATCTTATACTTATCCATATTTTCTTCTATAAAACGTTTCAACTTTTCTGTTGTAATAACTAGTATCAAGTCTGCCGACACAATCTTATACACCCAATGACAAGCCTCTGTAGTATTGATTCCAGATTCTTTACCTCTGCTCATTAGCTCAATAGCTATGTTGCCTGTTCTGTGTGCCATGTAGTCTGACTTAACCTCAAACTTGCTACCATTAAATACATCAGCCACCATCTGCTCTTGCTCTCTGCCTCTTTTAAGGTCAGTCCTGAAGTTGCCATACTTTTTCTTTGGAGCGGTATTCTTTATATCATATCCGCTGAACTTCACATCTGGTTCTTGTTGAATCATGTTGTTATGCCTTTTATCTCTTTGATTATATCTATTTTTAAGAGCCTAGCATCCTTCCACTTATCATATTTTGTCTTTGTCTTTCTCTCTATTCCTGCACAGGATAAAGCCCTGTTCCTTTGGTATTCCGTCAGTTCGTAGTCTATTAAAGACTTTTCTGTCACAACTATCTCAGACACTATCTTCTCCGATGGTATCCCCAATGTCACCTTTGCTAGGTATATCATATATTTCTATTTGAAGTATGTCTTCCTTTTCTTTATGGTAGTACGATTCATAAACAATAGAGCTTATGTGTTTTACATTATCATCCTTTACAAGGCTAGAGCCTTTCGCATAATCTAAAAACACCTTGCTCCAAAAACCTAATCTATTCTCTATATCAAATGTAGTCTTATTTGATGAATACGTATACTTGATTAGTAGCTTGTTCTTTGTCTTCTTATTAAATAACTTCCTGTCTATAAATAATGATAGAGCTTTCTTTGCCTTGTCAACAACACCTTTCCTTACACTCCAATGAGTATTAGAATAGAAAAGATTCATAGATGTGTATCTCTTCTTCCTGCTAACGATAAAGTAGCTAGGTATATTGTTTATTGTGACATTAAATTTTCTCATAAAAAGAAGGGGATGCCAAAGCACCCCCATTACTTAAATTTTAGTTAATTGTAGTCTATCTATTAATTGTTGTATCAATGGATAGATTTTAATTAGAACCCCAAGTCATCATTAACTACAGGCTGATAAGCAGGCTTAGCTGCAGCAGGTGCTTGCTTCTCTTCAGCTAACTCAACTAATCCACCTAAGAAGGCTGTACCTGTCTTAGATTGCTTTAGCCATAAAGCTGTTCTGTACTTTACTCCATTGATTTCTAAGCTTCCGCTGTAGTCAGGACTCTTTTCTGATTTCTTGTCTGCGTTTTTAAAAATCGCAATTGTGTTTTGGTTTTTTACTTCTGCCATGTTGATTTTATTTTTGGTTTAAAATTACTTTGCTGTTATCTTAATAGAGTATCCTGATTTTTCTAGATAGTCTATTATAGATTGTAGTGATACCTTTCTTCTTTCCCCACTAGCTGTTGTGTATTCTCTAAAAAAATTCACATATGTGTTGTAACATCCTTCAGGAGCTCTTTCACCCTTTGTTTCCATCATTGAATCATACAAGCTAGGGTAAGCTTTCTTTAATGAACCTTGTGTAAATCCTTCTTTTGCCATTATAATTCTCTTTTAAAATTGAATATTTTTATTATCTTAATATCTGTTAATACTCCCTTTACGATACTCAACTTTATTTGGTAAAAATGTGTGCCTGGCATAGACGAACAAGATATAGTATCATCAAACAACTGCTTTATCTTGCTAGTTAAACGCATCTCCATGGTCTTACCAAATATAGAATGTGGCTTATCTACCAATTCTAATTCATAATCCTGCATGAACATTTGTTTTGACTTAGGATTGAATATGTATATATCATACTCGTTATTTAAATCCTTAGTCTGCCATTCAGAAATGGTATCCCAAAATTCATCCTTTTTGATTATTTCAGGAAGCCATTCTGTAGGTATACTAATCGTGTCATATCTAGACATTTTGTTTGCTGTGTTTGTTCTTTTACAAAACTACCCACAAACATTAACATTTTCTACCTATTTTATCCACATTGGTAGCCCAAGTGTATGAATCTCTTCAACACCTGTCTTTGAGTATCCACTTACAGGATATCCTGCATCCATCCACATCTTAAATTCACCGAGCAATCGTGTTAGTTCTTGAATACCATAATCAACATAAGCCCTGTCTGCTTGAAAAACTGTTGTGATGTATGGGTAAACACTCTCTACTACTATGTACATAAATGGAGGATACTCATCTCTCTCTATTATTCCAAGTTCTCTAAGAGCTAGTGTATACACAGCCGCTTGGATGTAATATTTTTTATTAAAGAAATCTTTAGGCACCTCATTAGGGTCTGCTGTTTTAGATGTCTTCAACTCTACTATGTATGGATTATCTAACATGTACCCAATACCATCAATGAATCCTCGCATTGGCATAGTCATTATATTAATAATGAACTGCTTCTCTGTTTCTTTCATGTTATCAAGAACAGACTTAGCTTTCTTATACGAATACACTGACTCTTGCATGTCCTTTGCTTGTTGCCAAACATCAGGGTCAATAACCTCTAATCCTTTGTTAGCTAATTCAAACTCCTCCTTTGCCTCCTTGTCTGCCTTCTTACGAAGGTCAAACTTAGGAGACACGATGTATTTAGAAGCCTCTTTTGGTTCCAATATGAGGGTATGGACAAGGCTACCTAACTGCATCTGAGGGGATGTTGTTTTAGGTTGGGTAATATACTTTATGTAGTGTAGTGGCGATATAGCAAAGTTTGATAACGAGCTAAACGACAATGGTCTTTCGTTAATATCAATCATTAGAAAAAGTTTTGTGGTGTAGGTATAGTCTTACTAGAAGATGCCTGCTCTCCTGATGCGTCTGTGTCTTTATCAGTAACTAAGCCTAACATACTAGATAGGGCGTATCTTCTAAAGTAAGTTACACCTGAGCCATATGCTTGGTATTCATTCATGCCTCCTAATAATTGTACATATGGTATTGGCGTAGATGACTCTAAGAATTCTTCTGATGGTACATGGTATAGAATTGTCTTAATCGTATTATCCTGTAATGGCTGAGATACAACTAATCCATGCTTTTTTAGTAATGGGTTGATAACGCTGTAGATTTTAGGTAAATCTGCATATGTGTACTTGTGTCCTATAGTATCTTTATGGATAACAGGGCATTCTTGTTGGAAATCTCCCAACGCTTTCATTAGGTTTTTCATTTACTTGGTTTTATATTCTTTCTCAATTAATAAATCAATATAGTGCTTTGCCTTCTCTAAATCCTGCAATCCATTCTTAGACTTGTGTCTGCATACATACTTGATAACATTAGCCTCCATGTATGGTATATTGTTCTCGTATATGAACTCAATAGGCTGAATCTTCATCTTATTGTAATGCGTTCCTCCTATTTGTACCTTTGTTGGTGTTATTTGTTCATTTTCATCAAAAAACATCATAGCTTTTGGTTTAGGTATACAAATATAGTTACTTGATTGTAAACATCCAAATTAATCTATGTATTTTTTCAAAGATTCTAATATATCCTTGCAATCATCTTCTGTAACTAGACTCATCAATAAAACCACCTCTGATATGTAATGAACTCTATCGTCTTCCATATCTGATTCTATTAACGCCTTAGCCCCAGGATTCATAAACCTAATTGCGTTAGACAACTTATTATAATCCTTTATAATTGAGTAACATATGTTCTTGTACTCTGTAGCTATTGGATACTGCCTTACGCTTTCTGCATATAAAGCTGACGCTTTCATTAACCTCATTAGAGATGCTATTTCTGCTCCTATTTTATTTACGTTCATTGCGAATTTCTTTTACTCTTATATAAACATAGATTCCCATAAAAATCCAACATATTACTGCTAGTGTTATTTGTAGATACTTAAGCCATTCCATAATTATTCTGTTTTATTTAAAATGATTTCTAATATTTCAAGAGCCTCTCTTGGATGCTGTTCCTTGTACATGTCAATGCCAATCTCATATCTGCTAATTATCTGCCTGTTAACAAAATTCTCAGTGAATAGTGAATCGTTTACAGATATAAGCCTGTTATTTTCAGCCTCTAGCTCAGCTATTTTAGCTTCTAGCTTTTTGCTAGTCATCTCTGAGTAACAGCTTATCAAAAACACAATGCATATAATTAGCCAAAAATATTTTGAATTTATTTTCATATAGACTTAATTATCCGCTTAACTTCAAAGATAACATGTGCTGTCAAATACAAAGTACAAGCCAATGGCACAGATACTAGAAGGAAAAATGATAGTTGTCCTGCTTTCTTTATAAGATGTTTCATAGTCTTAGATTTCAATTGTGAATACAAAACACCCAATCATAATATGCCAAGAATCCCAATATACTACATGGAATCCAAATCCTTTTACGATGTCAATGGCTACTTTCTTTGTGTTTAATAGGTTTTTCATTTGTGTTTATTTTATTATTCTGAATATGAACTCTCTGTTTTCTTCAATGAACCTCTTTCGTTTTATTGGGTTTAATGAATTCTTAATAGTCTCATGGTTTATGCCTGTTCTTCTACTAGCATCACATATTGACTTGTAGCTCACTTCCTGCTTCGTGTCCAAGTATATTTTCCTCACAGGTATCCTGTTCTCCAATCCCTTTACTTCCATCATTTTCATTTTCTTTTTCGTATATTTTTCTAATGTTATCAATCACGTGCTGATATCTAAGTGCAAATGGTTGACTAGTTGACAATAGGTCATCAAAAGTTTTTATCCCATGAATAACAGTTGTATGGTCATATCCTTTATAGAATTTTGATTGCAACTCTGAACCTATTTCTTTAAGGTTATAGCCCATTAATCTTGCTATTTTAAAGTAGATAAATCTATACTCAGTAGCATCTCTACTTCTTAATATAGATGTTATTCTAATTAGCTTCCTGTTTATCTTTCTATCTCCAAACTCACGCTCCATTATATCATTGATTACATTTACCAATTCATATAATTTTATTCTAGGCAAATAACTCCTGTCATCATATAGAGTAATAACATGGGGCGTGTATCCTATCTTTTCATGGAACTCTTTTTTAAACCTGCTAATTAACCTGTCTTCTAGTGTTTTTTTGTACAGCTTAGTAACTTCTTCTAAGTACTCATTTTCACTAATCATCGCTTTTTTTTCAAAATTAAGTAAATGTTGTATACAAACAAAATATATCTAGAAATTTATTTCTGATTGTATATTGTTATGCGATGCTAATGGGAATAATCCATATTGGTCAATGAATCCAACACGAGTATACCTGAACTCAATAGGCTCTTTGTATTTACCTTTTACTAATCCATACAATTGGTCTCTATCAGTCTTGGCTACATAAACAGAGCATCCGTTATTTTTTATACCACCATCCACATCATCATAGCTGTGTCTGTGTACGCATATGAATTGGTCTGCCTTGTTGTATAGCATTGAACCCATCTCTGCATGTGCAGGTGTAGGCATCCTGTCCTCTCTCTGAGACTCGGTATTCGTATGTGCTGTTAACCAAAGGTTTATACCTGTTTTCAATGAGTAGTTCCTGAACTGAGTGTACGCATCAATCACAGCGTTATATCTTTCCTTACCTGCTAGCTTAAGATAATTGAATGGGTCAATCAACGCACCATCAATTGAATGCACCTGTCTAACCTTATCAATTAAATCAAGCACCTGATACGGCTCAAGTAAATCCTCATTCTTCAGGATGATGAATCTATTGCTTACCCACTTATTAGATTTAATAATCTCCTCCTCCTTGCTATCTTCAATTCTCTTTCCTAGATAGTATTGATTAAGAATCAATCTAACGCTCTCAACAGAATTCTCACCACAATAAACAGCCCATTTCCAATTGTGTAGTCTAGCGGCTAAGTTCAAAAACCATAACGCAAAAGAAGTCTTACCGCTATGCCCATGACCTAAAACTACCGTCAACGCCTTCTTTATAAACTTAAAGTGTGGGTCTAACTCTTGATAACCACAATCTAATCCTTTATCAAACTCACCTCTCTTGTACTTTAGAAGAAAGTCTAAGCCTTCCTGTTCTGTCTGTATGAACTTATATAAATCCTCCTCTCTCATAGACTCTTGAAGGGACATCTTTATAAACTCATCTTGTATCTCTACCAAGGGAGATAGTAATCCATGCTCTAATCCGTTATTTAAAGTGATTTTAGCGGCCTTGTAGTCATCTTCACCCAATTCGTGTCTGCGTGTCTCTAATGCACCTAAAAGGGCTTGTACGCCTATATCCTCCTGAACTAAACCACCTGCTATGAATCCACCAAGTAGCCTTCCTGCCTTCAACATCTTATGATTTCGCTCTCCTTCCTTAGCATTCAGGAATAGATTACATACCATCTCTAGCTTTCTAAAGTCTGTTTTAGTAGCTAGTGTTGGCTCTGATGGTAATATCAATCTCTCCTCTCTGATTATATCTGTGAATATTAAGCTCTCCTCATTCACATGGATATCAGGGTCATGGCTCACAAATAATAATCTAGATATGTTACTACATGCAGGGTCAATGCCATCATACTTACTGATAATAGCTCTGTAATGTGCTGAGTAATCCTCCTGTGATTGTATTCTCATTAAGCAATGGATTCCTTTACCAGAAGATGAACGCCAGATAGCTAAGATAAATGGGTCTGCCTTTAGCATATCTATCTTATCCTGTATCTCTTCATCTGTAGAATCCTTCATGTCAAAGTCTAATGGAGCTAACCCTGAGTAGTGACTGATACCTTCGTTAGTTCTATCTCCTGCCTTAAACTGACCTCCCCATATGATTGCAGGAAGTTCTTTCTTATTTAACACACCATTCTTTACCTGAGAAACCTTATCAGCCCATCTACCTATCTTAATCCATGTCAATGCATTGGCTACTGATATATATTTCACATCATTAGTCTTCAACATACTAGGATAAATGCTTATTAAACTCTCTAAAATATTGTTCTCTGTTATAGTATTACTCATAGTATAGTATGTATTATTATTAATGTATTATTCCTTGTATTATTCATTGTATTATTATGGTAGAAAATTTTTTCATGGGGGTATGAAGTTTTTTTCAGGGGGGTATAGAAAATTTCTTCATGGGGGTATAGAAATTATTTTCAGGGGGTACTAGAAGATTTTTTCCTACCCATTGGCTTAGCATACACATTTGTATCAGCCAACATAATATACCTTTTTGAGTATCCTTCTACATCTGCCCTCTCATAGTTTACAATGATATGACCTGCTCCTTTTAACTCGTTAATCCAATTTGTGATGGTTCTGTTAGACACCTTGTATAATGTGCTAAAGTATGTGTTGTTTGCCCAACAATAGCCCTTTTCATTGCATAGGGCTGTGATTTCCCCATACAATAGCTTAGAATTGGGCGTTAGCTTCTTATCATACCTGACAGATGCAGGTATAATAGCATAGTACGACTTGTCCATACTTATTTGTTTTGGTTATAGGTTTCGCTGTAGTATTGATTAAAAGATTTATTCCAAGAATTATCTCTAAATGCATTCAATAGCTGCTCTCTTTCTTTTTCAAGTGCTACTAGTTTTCTTTCACATAAAAAATCAATAAGACCTGATGTTTGGGTATCTCCTGCATCCTTTGATGCTTTTGATAATGATTCAAATTCTTCAAATAGTAATTGCATTGCTGTTTTCATAGTTATTTGTTTAATAGTTTATCAAGCCTTATACTAAGTACAGCATTCTTGCGCATTAACTCCTCGCTCAGCTTCTTGTATTTGTTCTTGTTTCTAGATATACCCTCTATAGTGGTTTTAAGAGCTAGAACATACTCATCCTGTCTATTCCTTACCCCATTCTTTTTAAGAGTAGCATTCTCATCCTTTAACTCTGCTATCTCTGATTCTAGAATGCCTACCTGAAAGCCATAATCCTTTATCTGCCTATGTAACTCTGCAATGACCTCATCCTTTGAGTATACTCGTTTTACCTGTAGCAATACCTCTCTTTCGGTAAATGATTTCATGATTGATATATCAGTTTTCTTAGTTGTTTAATTAGAATCTCTCTCTGTGCTTCTAGGATTGCCAATGCCTTCTTTACCTGCTCAATGTCGTTCATGTCTATATTCATATCAAAAAATTAAGATTGCAAATCTAATGCATTGCTTAATTCATCTTCTATTTTAGACACGAATAATTTATAATTATTAATTGCATACACTGAATTGGGGTTAGATGCCATGTAACTAATTGATTGACAGCTCACTCCTAAATAGTTAGCCAAATGGGAAACTTTTATGGCGTACCTATTTATAAGTATAAAAACTATCATCTTTTTTGCTTGCTTGGCATCTGATGATTTTCTCCATGAAATGATTTCTTCCACAGAAACATTATAAATTTCAGTAATACGATTGACAACATATTGAATAATTTTTTGATGAATGTCATCATCCCCAATTTTCTTGAGGATGACAACACATCTTTTATTATCCTTTAGGCATTCTTGCTTTAGCTCATCAATAAGCCTTTGGATTTTGTCTGACATTAGATTGTTATTTTGATACATTTAACTACAGACTTGGTTTTCTTTGGCTCTCTTTCTAGGATATTAGCTGATAGCCTGTTACCCCATTTTTTAACCACCACAAACCTTTCATTGCTCACAGGTTCCTCAAACATCAGGTCAAACTTGCTCCTATGCTTGTTGTGGTGCTGTTTGCCATCAGACTTGTTCCATGCTAGGAATGATTTTTGTCCTGCTACTAAACCTAAAATTAGGTCTTTTGTCTCTCCGATTTGGTTAACTTGTAAACCATTTTTTGTTCTTAGATTTTTCATTTGTTTTTATTTTTTGGTTAATGAAAATTATTGTTTTAAGAAATAGTACATCAATCCGAATATGAAATACATGGGTATCATCATCCATATATTATCAGATGCGCTTATGTCTTTGTCCCATAGAAACGCACCAATACCCAATGCTATTGCGACCTCAATCACCTTTTTTATTTTCTTCATCCTTGAATATGTTTTTTAAAATTTCCTCACCTTCCATCTCTCGTTCAAATTGCCTGTAGCCATCGTTCATAGATAGTGTCATTGCTTTGCTTAATACTAGCAAATCAATTACGCTCTTACCTGATAAATCGCTACATGCTTTGATTAGATGCGATGCTTGTAAACATCTTACCTTTTTAAACTGCTCGTCTTTTGACATAACTGCTTCTAGTGTTAGCTGTGATGCTATGCTGACAATTAGTTCAACGCCTTTCAAATTCTCCATTGTTGTATGTTGTGTTATTAATTAATCCTGTTCCTTTGCAATCTTTACATTCGTATGCTTTTTCATAATCTAAACCTTGCTCCTCACTTCCTGCATAGTCTAAATAGAATCCATCACCCTTGCATGTGGGACATGTGATTGTGATTTGTACATGCGCTTGTTTCATGATGTTTCGTTTATTTCGTTTAAGAATGCTTTTTCTTTGATAGGGTCACTCACCCATAGGTTATATAACTCCTCTAGTTGTTTATATCTATCTTCTGAATACCACGCATTGTGATACAATTCTGCGATAAATATTTGTCTTTCTCTAGGTGTCAAATCTGTGAATGTTGATACCTGTTGTTTTAATATGCTCATTGTTTTTTTAATTTAAATTGTCAAATGCCCTGTTAATTATATCGTTTATTGCTTGGATGTTAGGCTTATGTTCATCCTCATCAAAATCAATTGTATTGATTAACTCTTTAGCACGATGATTGATGATAGTTATGGCTGTCTGTATCTCTGCATCATCCCATAGTTGTTCTATCTTAGTGACATACAGGATGGATGTTATTACAGCATCCATGAAATCATTGTAGTCATCATCGTTCTGAATAGCTACATCTACTACTATCTTAGTTAATATATTTATCAGGACTTCCTGACCTGTCATGCTCATGCTCATACGATATGATTTATTTTTTTATACTTGTTGTTACATAAATTCACTACAGAAAAATACAATACATCATTCTCATGAACTCCCATGTCACTAAACACCCACCACTTGTCATGTCCCTGATTATTGTATTCATGTGTAGCATAATACTTGTTCTCATCCATTGATACTTCAAAATGTTCTTTGGTATCAATCTTAATTAAATTTACTTTGTCCATGTTAATTGGTTTTTGTTGCGATGAATAAAATATGTACATAAGGTGAATCATAAGGTACATTCAATTGGTCACATACTTGGTTCCATGACTCAATGTCTTGTACAAAATCTTCAGGATATAGTGTAAGATACTTTGGTGTGGGAGCTATGTCCCACTTGCCAATAGTTAATACTTTCTGCTGTTGCTCTGTTAAAAATTTTTCCATGTTTATATGTTTTCATAGTTATCAAATGAATTGTTATATTCCTCTATCTCTGAGTAGATAGGCTTAGCACCTATGTACATCTTCTCACATTCACTGCATAGATGGAATCCATCGTATCTGTGTGATGCCACATTTACATTACATTCATCGCAATGGTACAATCCTTCAACTTCTTTTTCAAATTGTCCTGTCTCTGTACCCATCAATGTAAGGTATCCGTAATCCTTAGCACATGATGTGCAACAATCAAACTTCTTCTCGTATGATGTCTTGTATACCCAATCATCACAATCTAGGCAATGGATGTAGTCACCTGCCTGATGTTTAATTTCTGCTGAGTCTCTGTCAATATGAAAGTCTAACTTGCTTTGTGTAGCACCTTTGTCCCAATCATAGTTGTACTTGTTAGTCTTCTTGCTGTCATACTTGTGAATCTTAGTGCCACCATAATCTAACCATTCGCTAGGCTTGTAGTTGCTGTTGCTGAACAATACACCTGTCTCTGTATCTGTAACGCATGCATGCTCGTTAACGATATATACCTTGTTGTCAATAGTCAGGAATGCAAACTTGCTACCTACAATGTCTCTGCCTATCAAATCCATGATAGCCTTCTGTTTGTAAAAGTCTCTAGGTAACTTGCGTAATACCTGCTCCATGTATTGGTATGTGTCACTGCGCTTGGCTGTTGATGGGAATTGTCTGATGATACCATTGTGAACGAATACCAAACCTTTGTTGATAAGAAATGGATGTGTATTCTCATAGTCTACATTACTGCCTGTGGCAATCCTGCCATGACCTATGAAATGTGATTGAGGATATTTAGCAACAGCATCCTGATACTTATTCCATAATTGCTTTGCATCAGGCTTTGCTGACTTAACGATGACTAGCCTGTCACCTGTGGTGTATACGAATCCGAATCCTTGAGGATTGTTTTCTATGATGGTGTTGAAATGGTCTTGCTTTAAGACTTGCTTAGGTTTTTTTACAAAGAATGTACACATAGTTTTGATTATTTGATTGTTTACAAAGTTAGTTATAATATTTTGTTTGACAAAATTTGTAGGGGATTAAATTAATCTAGGAATAGATATGTCGCTTCCCCTACAGCCATGAAAAATTAAAAAGGATTTTGAGATGAATCAGTTAATAAGTTTAGACTCAATTCATGTTCATTGAATATATACACGAATCTATTACCATCTAGTCTCTTAGCTAGAGCGCATATATATGTGCCATCCTCGTGTCTGATAAAGTTCATGTAGTACCTTTCAGATGACAAAGTAGATAGCTTAAATTCAGCCCTGAAACACATGTTTGTTGTATCTGTGAATCTAGATGTGGTAATTAGCATTGC